TTTATATACCCCCAAAGTTCTTCAATAACTGGATGTCCTTCTCCACGTAAACCAAAAACACAACGATGCATGTATTGGTTATTCACTGATGGAAAAGTTTCGTCTAGGTATTCTTTTTTATTTTCTATGGGTTTATAATATATGACAGAACCTACTTCTGGATAATTGACATCTTTGCGTGTAGCGTGGAAGGTTTGTTTTTGTATATAATCCCAGACTCTCCAACGTAAATCATCTGGGACTACATTATCATATGTTTGAACTGAATATGTTTTCATAATCTTTCAACAAAGAAGTATTGAGTTAATCTTTTACGCATTTTATTAGTTATTGGGTCACCATGAAGAGTTCCTGCTTTCCAGCTTACCATTCTATTATACTTATTTTTAATATCACAGGTCAAATTAAAATTATTGTGGTATTCTGCATGTAATCTTTCATATTCTTGAATGTCAATAATACCAGCATCATACTTGTTTCTTGGTAGAGTATAATTGTCGATACAATTCTCAATCAATTCTTTCTCAGTCCATTTTACTTCTGGTTTTAACTCGCATATCTTAACTCCACATTCTGGATCTGGATCTTCGCTTAGAAAAATCTGACCACATAGAATTAATTTATATTCTTCCATACTCATCATGCAGATATTTGGATTCTTGCCATCTATATGAATCCATTTCTTATTAAATACTTCAATTGGATTTGATTCATGCTCCATGAAGAAAGTAGTAAGTTTTAAACCAGTTGGATTTATATTATGTATGTTGTATATTGCCCCACAAAAATCATTATACAATGAAGGATTCATATCTTGTAATGGAATACTTCTATTCCCAGTGCCACAACCAGAAATGGGGTAATCATTGTTCAGTAACTTTGTTACTTCTTGTGGGTTTGTGTAAAAGTTATCAAGAATATGTATCATATAAAATTGTAATTAATTATACATCTCAAATCTGTTTTAGGTTTTCCAACTGCATGATATATGTTTCCATCAAATATAATTAATCTTCCTTTTTTTGGTTCTATTTCACAAGCAACATCAACATTACCTGCTTTGATTTCTTCTGGAGTAGATGTATTTGTCGTTTGTTTGAACAATACAGTTGGTCCATCTACTTCATTAACATAATAAACAGCAACTTTAAATGGAAATGGGCGCACACCATCAACATGGGGCACGCCATATTTTTTATTTAATTCTGTTATGATTGGAAGTTGTAACTGGATTCTTGCTGTCAATAGATTATTAAACCTACCAAGAAGTGGTCTAGTATACAAACCTAAATCTTTATCTGAAAAATTATCATCGTTTCTATAAAGTGATTTAGTGAATGACATTAATGATTTTCTCTGTGCGTCAGTAACCTCTAAGTGTTTATCACAGAAAACAGTTCTTCCAAATGTCCACTGAGTTTGCGGAGAGAATATGCTGTTCTCTAATAAATCTTGAGATTCTTCATCAATAACATCGTCTATGACTAACACATTGTGCATTATTTTTCCTCATGTAATAACAATTATACTTTAAAGTTTATTGCAAAGCAAATATATTTAGATGAAAAAGAGCAGTAGTTTCCTACTGCTCTGAAATGCATTTCTGCATGATTCCAGTCTAGCTGGTATCTTATTTATGCTGCCATATATGACTTGTATCTATCAGCAGCATAAGATGCAGCGAATGCTTTTGGTTTGACCATAGGAATTACGTTACACATGCCACGAATGTAACCAGTTGCTTCATTGATTACGCAAGATGATCCATGCATTTCATTTGGATTAATATCTAGATGAACTTCCACTTCACGATCTTCTAACACATCATGTAATTTTAAATACAATTCAGCAATCTTATAAACTTCATTCATAAGACGCATACGTGGCTTGTCTCGTTTCTGATCCCAGTCACGTTCACGTTGTACTTCACCAAAGATTTTACAGCCATTGTTTCCATTGATATGAACAACAACAACCATAATGTAATCTGCGTACCAATCCTTTCCTATTAGAAATCGTTCAGAGTCACCACCGATATATACTTTGGTTTCTGGTGTCTGTGCCATGATGAATTCTCTAACTTCATCAATGTTGATCGCCTTACGCATGATTACCTCTTTTCTTATTACCTCATTAATTTGGAGCGGAGTGAGAGAATCGAACTCTCAACAACAGATTGGAAATCTGTAGTTTTACCATTAAACTAACCCCGCAATTGGCATCCCGACAGGGACTCGAACCCCGACCAACAGTTTTGGAGACTGGTATGCTGCCATTACACTATCGAGATATTAAGCGTATGTATTTAAATTTTGATCCGCGATTGTATGGACTAATTCTCCTACGTCATCATAAATTTTTGCTGTATGTGTAACATTTTCAGTTGCATGACGAGCAAAATCTAATGCTTCTTCTAGAGTTTCTAATTCATGGTTATCAATTTTTAAAAAACCATTAATCCAACGATGAATTTTTACTTTATGTTTCATTTATTTTCCTTTAAAATAAGTTTTCCAAATTTCTTTGGTATTTTCTGTGTAGCGTTTTAATGCTATTTGATTTAACATAACATTTAACTTTGGATGGTTATATGCGTTCTTCAGTCCAAATTTAATATCATTACTATCAGTAGGTTCACATTTACCCATAATCTGCCATGGTATTTCTTTGCTACCAATCAATGGAACACCTTGACTAATCAAATCTGCTCCAACAATATTAAAAGTTTCAGAGAAGTTACACTGCATCCCAATGTCCATCTGTGAACATAGTTCTAAAAATTTTTCTCTAGGAGTCCATTGATGGTTAATCATTTGATGTCCATGTTCATATAGATGCTGAAACAAGCCTTTTAAATTTGAAACCGCAGCAGCACCTTGCATTTCAATTCTACCTGCATTTACGTGAAATCTCAACTTTTTATTAATACTATTTGCAAAATCTATTGCAGCGATTGCTTGAACTAAATGATTCTTCAATGGTCTAACTGCACCAAAGCAACCAATATCAATATATTCTTTATCTCTGTTGATTTCTCTGCGTTTAAAATTTTGTGGGTAGAAATTTGGTAAATAAACAACACGATAATCCCAAATTCTAACTGGATTTTTAATCTTTAAAAATGTTTTTACTTCACGCAACATACGTGGCGCATTAAATGCAAGAACAACATTTTTTAACTCAGCGTAATCCCCAATCCAATCCATTGCTGGACCTTCCCCAGCCATGAATGGCAGCTCACTATGGAATCTAATGATCCATGTTACTTTTGGATGTAGTTTCTGGAGAATATTAAACTTTTGTGGAACAACCCATAATGCTTCAATAATAACATGGGTTGGTTTGTATATGCTTACTTCTCTATCAATTGAATTATTGTCAGGAACAACTACTAATTTTGATTCAATACCAATATCGTTGAGCATTGTATCCATAAATTTTGCAGAGTTGTATAACCCTGTGCTTAATCCAATATGATTATCACGTTCAACATTATAATCATCTTTACGTTTTAAAACGAATAACACTCTTGACATTTTTATCATTCATAGCATTTAACATATCTCTATTTAGATAAGTTAGATTTTTTAACATTTTATTAAACTGGTGCCCTTGGACGGATTCGAACCGCCCACCTACTGATTACTAATCAGTTGCTCTACCAAATGAGCTACAAGGGCAAAACACTGGAGCAGGATATCGGGTTCGAACCGATGACATTTTCGTTGGCAACGAAACATTCTACCACTGAATTAATCCTGCATAATATGGTGGAGGATGGGAGAATCGAACTCCCATAAACAGCTTGCAAAGCTGCCGTAATCCCATTATACTAATCCCCCAAAACTGGTGGTGACGAGTGGATTCGAGCCACTGACCTGCTCCGTATGAAGGAGATGCACTACCGCTGTGCTACGTCACCATTGTTGAACGTACTGTTATGTGTTTAGTTGGCAGCTTTAAATTCCTGCCACCAGATCCTCAAGCATTTCAATCTATGGTGGGTAGCCATAAATTCTCTCCGAATAAAGGACGCTGTTTTGACTGGCGATTATCTTCCCTAACAGTTGGGATGCCCTATCTTTTGCTCACACGTTCAACAATGGTGCCCCAAGAGAGACTCGAACTCTCACACCGAAGTACTGGCTTCTAAGACCAGCGTGTCTACCAATTCCACCATCGGGGCATTCATTTGGTTGCGGAGGTTGGATTCGAACCAACGATTTCATGGCTTATGAGACCAGACGGATAGACCACTTCCATACTCCGCTATAACTTATCTACTTATATGGCTCCGCATTAGAGAATCGAACTCTACTAACCAGTGATTAACAGTCACGCCCATGCACCTTGCTCGGGTTTTGCGGAATAATTAAAATTGTGGCAGGTACGGTATCTGGTCATTGTCTAGCCAATGACTTGCCCATGTTCCTTTTACTTTCCTTACCACAAAACTTGGCGACTCGTAGGAGAATCGAACTCCTGTATCCACTTAGACAGAGTGGTGTAATAACCATTATACGAACGAGCCAAAAAATGGTGGAGCAACTTGGAGTCGAACCAAGAATGTTTACCACGAGGGGACGGATTTACAGTCCGCCGATGCACACGCCATAGCATCAATTGCTCCATGATATTAGTTGTATTGTTTTGTTATGGATATCGTTCACCCGATATCGTTTGCTTTTATCGTTGATAACTTATTAGTGTATCCGTCGATACGATTTCATTATCACCAACTCGCGAACCTTGATAGTCGACATCCAGTTCGTTGAGAGTGCATTATCCTGGTAGCACAGAGTTTTTCCAAAACAATACAACTAATACCACATTTAATTACACTGGGATGATTAGCAACAACCATCACCCGATGGTTAACCACGTATTCGTCATACGATTGGTTGCTTCTCACATTATGATCCAACTTTCTCCAGCGTGACCACCGTATCCACCTTTCGGTTTCGTTTCCATCTTTCGTGTAGTTTGGCGAGCGACACTCCGTCGAGTATCCTGAACTCCCAAACCACCTACTGGTTTTGGTAACCCAATGTAATTAAATCTGGTACTCGGTGGGGGAATCGAACCCCTCCTTACTGCCGTGAAAGGGCAGTGTCCTAACCGATAGACGAACCGAGCACATGGTGGTTTTTCTTTATAGTCTGTAGCCACCAAAAATAGACTGCTGCTGTTTTGGCTGTTTAAGGTCTGCCACGGATATCCCTCCACTAAGACCATTGCCCCATGCGTCCGACTTGACGTAACGACTTAGAGAGGACTTTTAGATAACATTATCAACTAAGAACCTTTATTATACGCCACTTTTTAATAAAAGTAAAGCGATATTTTTAATCCCCTATTGCAAGTAGGGTTATTTGCAAGATTGGAGCACGTAGTAGGAATCGAACCTACGAACATCAGTTTTGCAGACTGCTACCTTACCATTCAGTCATACGTGCATATCTGGTACCTCGAGTGAGATTCGAACTCACATTTAAATTTCTCCTTTTGAGAGAGACGACTTTACCAATTTGTCTACCGAGGTATGGTGGGCTGGGTGAGAATTGAACTCACACTCAATCGATTATGAGTCGACTGCTTTACCATTAAGCTACCAGCCCATTACTGGCACGGCATGCAGGAATCGAACCCACATTCGTAGGGTAGAAGCCTACTGTATTCTCCATTATACTAATGCCGTAAAAACTTGGTGCGAGTACCCAGACTCGAACTGGGAAGCCGAAGCGGAAGATTTTAAGTCTTCTATGTTTACCAATTTCATCATACTCGCATTTGGCGGAAGATATAGGAATCGAACCTATCAGCCCATTTCTGAACGAGGGTTTAGCAAACCCCTGTCGCACCTTGCAACACATCTTCCAAGTTACATCGTTGGTCCGTTACCGTTTTTGAATCCTACGGTACCACCCTCGTCTTTGATTCTTTTAATCACGTCTTCAAACAAGATGGGTCTGAAGTCTGTTTGTTCGACGCAGACGCAGTGGTAACGAGTATCAATCTCAGTTGGCTTGTTGTTAAATCCACGAAGCATTACACGATTTGTGTGTAAGTGACCATGAATGTTAACACCGAACCTACCCAACGATTCCTCATGAATAGGTATATGGCTTAAGATCATTCCATTCATTACGTGATATGCACGCAACTCACGAAAGTGTTCACGGTACTCATCATCTCGAAAGATGTCATGGTTACCACGAATCAAAACTTTATCACCATTCAATCTACGCATAATTCCCAATGCTTTACGATTGATAACTACGTCACCAAGATGATAAACTTTATCGGTTGGCTTTACAGTTTCGTTCCACATCTTTACCATTGCCTCATCCATTTCATCTGGATCAGTCCATGGGCGAATCTTTGTGACTCCGTCAACTTCAGTGAATCGGCATACACCAGCGTGACCGAAGTGCGTATCGCTTACTAAGAATACACTTGGCATATACTTCCTTTCTTATCAAGACACTATTATACATCATTTAACTATAAAAGTAAAGCGATATTTTTAATCCCTTTTACTTTATAGGGTTATTGGCGGAGAGCAGAGGAGTCGAACCCCATCCACTTCGTCAGCAGAACCCAGTTTTCAAGGCTGGTCGGGGAACCAACTCCCCTGCATTACTCTCCATAAACTTTGGTACCCCATGATGGAATCAAACCACCTTCTCAGCGTTCGTAGCACCGTATACTATTCATTGTACTAATGGGGCATTGGTACCTCGTGACAGAATCGAACTGCCGTGACTGCTGTGTAAAAGCAGAGTTCTACCATTAAACTAACGAGGCATATATTGGTCCGAGTGGCAGGATTCGAACCTGCGACCCTCTGGTCCCAAACCAGATGCGCTACCAGACTGCGCTACACTCGGATAAAAACTTGGTGCCCCATGACAGAATCGAACTGCCGTAACCTGATTACAAAACAGGTGTAATACCATTATACTAATAGGGCATGGTCCTCAGAACAAGAATCGAACTTGTAATAAACGCTTATCAAGCATACGTTATACCATTTAACTATCCGAGGAATTTGGTGCTGGCTAGTAGAATCGAACTACTTTCAATGGCTCTTCAGACCACCGCTATGACCACATCAGCTAAACCAGCAAATTCTTGGGGTGTCTAACGAGTATCGATCTCGTACTACAACTTTCACAGAGTTGGGTGCTACCACTACACCATAGACACCATAATTGGTAGGAGTACAGAGAATTGAACTCTGATTTGCTGGTTAAAAGCCAGCTACTTTACCATTAAGTTATACTCCCATAAGAGAACACACTAACCCACAATCATGGCAGATCATTACCAGCGGATTGCGATTTACTTAATGTGTTCACTTATGGCACCCGAAATAAGAATCGAACTTATACTAACAGAGTCAAAGTCTGTTGTGCTACCACTACACCACTCGGGAACATTTGGTACGCAAATTTTTAAAGAACAATGGGCACGATGGCCAAAACAAAAAACCCTCTAACTTTTCAGGTAGAGGGTTTTGGGAAATAAACTTTTAGTTTACACTTTACTTTCCAAAACCCCCTCGATCAAACGCATATGATACATTAATCTCTGGGCGTGTGCATGTCCAGCCACTTAAGAGTGGTAGATGCTTATTAAGCTGTCTGGATATGTTTAACGATTTCATAGATTGATTATACTACAGTTTTTGATTAAAGTAAAGCGAAATTTTAATAACCTTACATTTCGTAGGGTTATATAATATATAGGAAAATTATTTCAGATAACAGAAGTTACCAGAAACTATTTGACCATTTTGTTGTTGAAATGTTTTTTGTTCACAAACTTGCACTGGTTGTTGTTGATAAATCACTTGTGGTTGTTGAACAATAACTGGTTGTTGAATTACTACTGGTGGTGCTTCATACACGTAACGTGGGCGACCAAGTTCATAACCTACGATCCCACCAACTATTGCTGGAGCAACCCAATATCCACCACCTCGATAGTAGCCATGTGCAGTTGCACTTCCTGCAACTGCAAGAAACATTAAACTTAGAGCGATCTTTTTCATAGCATTAATTCCTATTGTTAGACCTATTATACTCTATTTATTAATTAAAGTCAAGTCTTTTTGACTTCAATATTGCATTTCTGTAAGAAATCCAAACCGAGAGTATCTCGGTATGATTCTCGATAGTAAACTTTAGTTATACCTGCTCCATGAATTAATTTAGCGCAGTGTATACAAGGAGCATGAGTGCAAAATAGACTACTGCCATTTCCGCTCTCCCCATCACGAGCCAACTTGAGTATAGCATTTGCTTCAGCATGAATAACCTCATCTTTCGTTACCAATTTATATGTTATCCACTCATCATGGAGTTTGTCGGTTTGTTCTCTCCAATCTCCATCATCACAATAGATCTTAGTTTCACATTCATTAGTCCAACCAGATGGCATTCCATTATAACCAATAGAGATAATACGATTATCTTTAACCACAACTGCACCAACATGCAATCGCTGTGCACTAGAAAGCTGAGCAAATCGTTCAGCTGTGTCCATAAATGCATCAATCCATTTTTGTTTCATCGGCCAAACCCAAAAGGACATTTCTTTTCAACTGGTGCTTTCACTTTTTTAACATTCCTGTAATTTCCTGCATTCATCTCAACACTGTATCTTTTAACGAAGTCTTCTCTACTTAAAAGATGATTTGTAATTTTTACTTTTTTGTCAGATAGTGGTATGATGTGGATTAATGGATCTCCCGCATTTAATTTAACGATACATTTCTTTTTAATAAAGACGCTTATGTTAGTTGTTTTTTGAGTTTTATAATCTATAACTGCTGGAAGTATATGCATATCATTAAGGTATGATGTGTTATTCCACATGCATTGATTCCAACTAAATTTTACTCCACTCTTTTCTTCAAAGAACCATGGAGAAATTAATTTTAATTGAGCACAATCAGGATATATTTCATAACCAGTTTGATCTCTACCATGGTATCCAACTTCAACATTAACTGTTGGTACAACATGTCCTGAGATATAAAATTTATTGTCATCAAGCATTTCTATCTGACAATCAAGCCATGAAGGAAATATAAAACCTTCTGCAAATAAATCTCTAAAACCATTGCAATGTTTTAAATTTAACTGATTAATAGTTAAATTAGAACTTGGATCTTGGTTTGCTTTTATCTTTTTATTGTTTGGAAGATTTTTCCACCAACTTGGTAAAAATTCTCGTGCTCTATCAATTTTGAAATTATTATAAACAATCTCATCTGCTGTAAAACAATCCACATTAATTGTGCTTGGTTTAATCCAAAACATTATTATACCTTTTCGAATCCCATATCTTTCATCATGTTCTGTAGCATATCGTCAACATTTTCATTAGTAAGAATTGCTGGATCTTCATTCAAACCACGCCAGCCTGAAATTTTGAACTTTGGTTTCTTACCATCAACAGTCCATTTCTTGCCATTCCAATGAGCAAATTTATAGAATGGCCAGTTGCCTTCTTCTTTTGTCTCATAGAAACCTACGTAATGGGGATTAGTTTCAACAGGATACCACTCAGTAACAGTGGCTTCATATTCTTCACGCTCACGATCAGCTTCTTCTTCAGCGACCCAATCTTCATGGCGACCAATTAGATCAGTGAAGTCTAACAGTTCATCTGGTAGATTTTCTAATGAATCGCGATCGCTAATGTCATATTCATAGAAGTCATCATAACCATCAGCAAAACGACCACAGAAACCCATCCCAGGCTCCCAATATATTGCTTCAACAGTATATCCGTTTTCTTCCATAAACTCATAGAGTGCTAATGGTGGTGACCAAGCAGAATCAAAAGATACCCAAATAGTATTATCATCTTGTCGTTCCCAGTCATGAATCATAGCATCCCATTTGGTACCCCAATTATTAACTGACCATTCATAATCCCACTCTCCACTTGGATTAGGATAAATGGTGTTGAATATTTGAATGTTATCGCTTTTAAGATTTGCTTCTATAGCATCAATCTTAGATTTATCTGGATGGGTAATTGTTAATGTATTGTCACACCAATTAGGCATAATATAAACTCCATAATTAAAGGTTTTTGATTTTGTTGATAACTTCCGCTGCTGCTTTCATTCCTTCTTTCTCCATCATATCATCAAACAATTCTTCTCTTGCTAGTTGGATATTGTTTAATACTATCATGGCTTCAGGTTCAGTCATAGAGTTGAGTATCATTTTGAACTCATCCTCTTCTAAACTTAAAAGGAATAAAATAAAGTCTCTGTCTTCGTCTTCAAGATGTCGCACTTTCTTTGGCTTTCTTCTCAACTGGTGGAATAAACCCAGCATCAGTTACCAATTTTCGTGTGATCTTTGGATATTTTTTATGTAGTGTCTGGTCTTTAACTGCAATCAAGACTTCTGCTTCAGTAGGATGACAACCTTCAAGCATAGAGATAAACAATCCCTCACGCTTTAGTTTTGTCAAATCTTCTCGACAGAAAACATATAATCTACGCATTTCGCTGAATAGATTAGTTGGTGTCATACCCAATGGTTCGGCTGCAGGTTTAAAAGGTGGTGTACCTTCAGGAAGAATCATTTTCTTTTCTTCAATAAATGCATATTCAAAAATTAATTTAAGAACAGCATCACCCTTATACCCATCAATACACTTTGGATCTTTTTGGATCTCCTCAAGCATTTGAGTTACATATTTACGCATATTAAAAGTCCTCTAGTTCATCTAACAATAAACGACATTTGTTTTCGATTAGATAATTCATAATCGCCATCTTATCACCTGTCGGTTTAGTATTTAGGTATGTGTCAATAATAGTTTTTGAAACATCTTCTGGAATAAAATCAAAGTCAACTAGAGTTGCGTTACGTTGCCAGTTGCGACGTTCCTCATCACTCTTACAAGCAATAAAACCATTATCAAAGAATTCTTGAAGACGTTTTGCGCTCATAGGTTTTTGACGTTCACCAACCATAAAAACATCGTCTTTGCTTAGAATGTTTGGCACTCCATCGCCAGCATCACCCTTTACGATATGTTCAATCTTATGTTCAATGATTTCTTGTTTAGTTGCAGTGATATATTTTTTCTGCATCGGAGACCATTGCTTGACATTTGGATATAGTTGTAATTGTTTAAAGTCTTTGTCAGAAGAAAGAATAAGAATCTTTTGAGACTCTTCAATCAAACCCTCTTGAACCAATTCATTTTCTTGTGCGTACTTTGTGAGAACAGCAACAATATCATCAGCTTCTGCGCGATCAACGTGAATAACTTTATATGGGAAATATGTAGCAAGGTCAGTTCGCATCTCTGATAATGTATCAAAGATCAATCCCCAGTCTAGATCAGATTTCTCACGATTGCTCTTGCGCATACCTTTGTAATATTCAAAGAATTCTTTGCGCCAGTATTTACGCCCATCACAACAGATAACTACATCACCATATTCTTTGCCATACTTTTTCTTATATGATTTAATTGTAGATAAAGTTACGTGACGAATGAGATTCTTAATCTCAGACTCAGTACCCTTCAACTCACGTTGGAATGTCAAAATGGCTGCAAGAGCAACCTGTGAATAATCAATTAGAATCATTATCTATCTTTCGGTTGTTGAGGAGGATCCCCACGTAATGTTTGAAAAATTGCATTACAATATCTACCATCACCACTCAAACTATTATTGAGTTCTGATTTAATTTCTGTTACCTCATGAGCAGTACATCCAGCAAGCAAAATAACTCTATTATTTTTAAGTTCAATTTCTGCTTGCTTATTTGAAGTTTCAGAAAAAAGTTTTATATTTCCACCAGAAAATTTACGTGGTTCATTAAAGAAATAATTTAGTATTGTGAAAACAGTTACATCAACATGGGGTTTATAGTAATCTGAATTCTCATAATATGATAACAAATGCGTTCTGCTATCACAATGATATAAAATTTTAAATAAAGAATTAAACTCAAGCAATTTATTTCTTACTTCAGGTTTTGAAAAATTAGCCATTGGATGGCTAATTAACGCAGAATGTCTCCAATCTTTATATACTTCTTCTAGAAATATACCTTTCTTAGATGTAGCAATTTCATTAGTTGACGTATCCCTCGCAGAAGCAAGTTTATCTGGACCATGCAAAATTGCTGGTTTAGTCAACCACTTTAACTCAAGCATAATTTCTTTGAGTTGTTCTTCAGTATAGAAGTTATCGATAACAACTGCATCAATACCGTCTTCTATATAATTAAATTCCATTAAAATGCTCCGAGGATAATAGTTTCCTCATTAATACGTCCATTTGGTTGAGAAGGTTTAGTCTTAAGAGTTTTTAAAGCATTAGTCAAAGCACGTTTACCCATAGCAAGTCCCTTAAAAAATTCCTCTGGTTTACGTAGCGTAAACGCTTTAGATTCTTTAATATCAAAGCCAATGATAGTAGTTCCTTTAACTGAGACAGTACCATTCTCTGCTCGATAAACACCAACACGACGATACTTAGTATTATAGAACCATACCTCACTAGAACCAATTATACCTGTTGGATTAACAGATTTCAAATTTAATTCAGCGAACTCTTTGAGGTACTTCATCTTTGCAACTTGCTTAGTTGGAGAAACTTCCTTGCGTTTACGTGGAGCACGATTGGCTTTTGCAGTCTGAACCATTTGTTGACAGTCAGAAATAATACCTTCAACAAACTCAGCGAACTTCTTGAGTTCACGTTTATTAAAATGCGAATAACCTTCTACCAGTTGTTCATCTTCGCCTTCAATCGCTTCTCTAATTTCTTTGGCAGTATCGACAAACAACTCTCCAATGCGTTTAGCAATCGGTCCAGCCACTTGATTCGCCAACAAATAATTCTTTGTTGAAAATTCTGATTTGCAACCACCGAGAACAAAGTCATCAATTGCACCTTCAATCTCGCCAGCCAAGTCATGAGCCTTTTCTTCCATTCTTTGTTGAATTGATATTACATTAGATGGGCTCGCTTCTTTTGCTGCTGCAGCATCTTTCTTATCTTGTTTGTCTTGAGATTTTTGACGCACTTTAATTTGGCTGAGTAACTTCTCAACACCTGCGTTATAATGATTTATCTCAGCTTGTTGTAGTTCAGATCCAAGATCAATTAGTCGAGCAAGGATACCTGGAGTACGGAAATGGTATTCATCAACTTTAAGAAGTTCTACCGCTACTTTCTTATCAATCTTAGCATAATGGCTGATGAACCACTTCTTTTTATCTTTATCATCTGTGTTAGAATTATAATAGTTCAGTGAATGCAGCAAGTCACGCATATAATTATCTTGTGAGAGTACTCGCTCATCACCTTTCATGAACGCTTCTGCTTTCGCAGTTGCTGCCCTACGTTTTGCTGTATTCACTGCCATGTTATATCCTTATTTTGAAGAGAATGAAAGACCTTGACCACTAACTACTGCACCGAGAATCAACGCTGCAGCCCAAGTATCAAAACTTAATACAATATTAAGTGATGGGAATAGTGTGTTCAAAGCCCAAATGGTGGCGCATGGTCCAATGATAACCATGAACACGGCAAAAGACAAAAGCAAAATCAATTTAATCATAGTGTAAACTCCACTTTAGTTACGGATTCCCAGCGGAAAGATCTCCACTCGGATTTTTCGGTGTCAAAGACACGAACTGCGGATCCATCAGACGTGGTAGGCGAACCTGTGGTCTTTGGGATCTTGTCTGTAGGTATTCTTCCCTCAACGAGCGTACATTGCATTGCTCTTTCGGTACCATCTTTTTTGGTAAAAGTAACGCACAGATCTTTGATGTGTTCATCGTGGAGAACTCCGAGTGTCCATGTTTTAAATTCTTCAAATTCTTTATCATTCTTGAATACTGTTTGGAATACCATTATCTAATCTCACTTTCATTTCATTAATAATAGGTGAAAAGAACTCAACGAATTCTTTTGTTTCAAAGAAAGAGGTATGACCATTATTGGCAATTTCTTTCCCCTCTTCGTTTACCAATTTTTGTTTAATAGTAAACTCAATCAAATCATAAGCATGGCTCTTGATTTTAATTGTTCGTGTTAAACCTGCTCGGTATAGTTCATACTCCAAGTCCATGATCAGCCTTTCTGTGTTTTGGGTTACGTATATACTTGACCTTGGACTCCACAGTACGCATACGGTACTTTGGTGTTCTTAAATCCTTTGCTACTGGATTTCTAGGTCTCATAGGTTTATTATACACGTTTTCCTCTTACAAAGCAAATTTCTTTAATAGTTCTTTTGCATTAGTTGTATCAACTAACATTGCTTCAATTTCTAACTCTTCTGAACGTAACTTTAGTTCACGAGAATATGCATCAAGCAATTCTTGTGCATATCTTTTGTCATCTTCATCTGACTGTTCCCAAAATGCGGTAAAATCATCACCTTTGGTATTCAACAAGAAATTGAGATTATCGCGATCCCAATCATTAGTAATCAAACCTTTCATGCTGCATCCTTAAAAATGTTTGTCCACGTTTGGAGTTTATTCAACTTCTCATGTTTTGCAGTCATCACTGCAGATTCACTGACCATACCTGAATCAATCAGTAGGTCAATCATACACATTAAGTCACCAAGTTCTTCTTCTAAGTGTTCACGATTTGAAACACCATTATGGTGATCTTCCATCCCGAACCGAAATACTTTACTAATGGCTTGAGTAACCTCAGCACATTCTTCTTGCGCAATCAAGAGGATTTCTTGATTCGCTTCATTCAGTTGTTTCATTTTCATAAATTTATTCATAGTTCTTTTTATCACCATATTCTTCATTAAAATCATAACCAGCATTGTAGGCATGAATGTCGGATAGATGAGTTGCATCAATCCTTGGACCAGAAATGCCACCTACGCCACCACGATGGGGGTCACGAGGGCGACCATAATATGAATCCGCAGAACCACGATCAAAGAAAGAACCATGTTCTTGATCGAACAATTTAATTTCTTCTCTTTTTTCAGCATATGTCATTTTCATGCAGCAATCCTTTCATTCCAACGCTGTTCAACAATTTCATTCACAAACTCAACAGGACACTTAAGAGCATTTGCGATTTCTTCGCAAGAAAACTTAGTAGTGTCAAGAAGATAGTTTATTTCTTCCCAAAGTTCTTTCATTGCAGCCATAATAACCTCACTTTTTTATCATTTATACAACTATTATACCCCATTTCTGCATTAAAGTAAAGCGAAATGTTGAAAAACCCTACAAAAAGTAGGGTTATCGTAAGTTATTGATTTAGAAAGGTTATTTTGACGTAGCGTGGTAGGTACCATCCCAGTTCGGTGGCAACCCCTCCTCAAGTCGTTCTAACATCAGTTCATAGTAGTGTTGCAACTCGGTTTTTTCTTCTATCAGTTTACTACAAAGTGTTTTGGCTCTTGTCCAATCACCTGAGTAGTATGCGTCAAGGAACATCTGATGTTTGTATTTAATTATTTTGGCTGGCGTATAAATCTTAACCCCAATCTTCTTACCCTTTACGGCAATACAATCAAGTTCTACAACAGGGTATTCGTCCCGAACAAGTCTTGCAGTTTCTGGTCCAAGAATGATTCGAACACCATACGATTTGCTTTGACCTTCAAGTCTGGATGCAAGATTGACAGAATCCCCAAGACAAGTATAATCGAAACGCTGGCTGCTACCCATATTGCCAACAATGACGGAACCAGTATTAATGCCAAGACCCATGCCAAAAGGTGGCACATTCTCTTTAGTGATTTCTGTATTAAATTCATCCAAACTCTCCATCATTTGTAGTGCAGTTTTCAAAGCCATCTTGGCGTGTTGTGGTTCATCAAGTGGCGCATTCCAGAATGCCATTTGGGCATCTCCGATGTATTTATCTAATGTGCCATTGTTTTCTAAAATTTTTGACGTCATTGCTGTCATATATCTGTTCATAATTTCAGTCAATCCTTCTACATCATCACCATAGTGTTCTGATATAGAAGTAAAGCCACGCACGTCAGTAAACATAATTGATAATTCTCTACGCTCTCCACCAAGAGTTAATAACTCTGGATTTTTTTGTAGTTTAGCAACTAATGCTGGGCTGAGGTAGGTTCCGAACTGTTTCTTAATTTGGAGCTTTTGGCGCAGTTCTGAAAGGAATTTGACAATGTATCCATGGAAGCTGCAGATGCCAATGGTAAGAATCGGGAAGACAGCATCAAGTAGATACTGAGATCGAAGAAATAATTCCATGCCACCATAATAGGAAGCGAATCCCAATAACGCTGCGAAGATGTAGCCATGTGTATACCTCGTTAGATAGATTGAAAGGACGACTGCCACAATCATAAATCCTAACTCGGCAAGCAGAGCCCACTCTGGTCTGCTTATGTTAGTACCACTTGTTATTGTATCTAAAACTGATGCTTGTACATAATGCGGATAGCTGGCTCCTCCTGCCATGGCGACTGGATTTGTAAGACCTTTAGCAGTAAGTCCGACGATGACGATCCCACCTTTAAAGTCTTTTGGTAAAACGCTTGCTGAGTGTACAATAGGTTGCTTGGTTGGATCAACCCAAATTCTACCGAGTTCATCGGTATATATTTTTCCGAACTTAGGAATTCTGACTGCTTCGATTCCTCCTTCTCCAACTTTAACTTGGAAGCTGGGATCTCCGCTTGCAACTCGCAACGTCTCCAAAGCAATACTAGGGAACAACTGTCCTCCAGAATTGACGACCATTGGAACTCTTCTTGTGACGCCATCGATTTCTGGAAGGG